CCGGCGTATTCCTTCATGATCGCCAGCTTTTGATCGGTGGGTAAATGGGAATACTTCGTGTAGGTCATTCCCTTCTTCGTGGATAACCACGACCCCAACACCGCTCGCGTTCCCTGCCCCTTTGACTTCTCTTCCCCTCGTGCCATTGCGCTTCTCCTTATTTATTGTAAAATGACTACTCGACTGCCCGATACTTGTCTTCTGGAATGAACTTTCCGGGTGTGACTTCCACCATGCACCCACTCACATATCGATATTCAGAATTCATGCCGCTCGACTCCCACCGAGCATCACAGGTGTAGTTCTTCCACCACAACCCTATGCCTGCAAGTGACGCAAGCAGCACGGCGCCAATCACCGCAACGATAATGATGAACATAGTATCAGATTTCATGCTATCCTCCATTGTTAGTAATCCGCCTCGCCAATTCGTCCTGAGAGGATATCGTTGATTTCGACGGTATCATCGATATCAAAATCGTTATAGAGCTTATCCATCTCAGCTTCATCCTCAAGAATCGCTATTCGTTCTTTTGCGACGGGGCGAGGAGAAATCTTTGCGGCCTTCGGAAGTCTCTTTCCGACTCCCCGTTTCACTGGTCGTGCCATATTATATCTCCTCTACAACCCGGTCAACAGTCGAAACAGCCGCAGCCAACAAAATGTGATCTCTGGGAGTCTCGCCGCTCTCCACAAGGTATCTTGCTTCGGCGGCATCCTCTGCATCAAACGCGACAGTAATAACACTTGTTACTTCAAATCTTGGCATGTTTAGTTATTCCTTCAAACTCTCTTTCGACAATTTTCATACGCCTCGCGCCGCAGTTCCTTGTCTGCCTTCGTCAACACATCAAGCAATGACAACTTTTCCTCAAGGTAGATTTCTGCAAATTCAGGATCAAACTTGACGATAGTTTTGGTATTGGAAATCAGATCGGCGACCTTCACCGTCTGTGCCTCGGCAGGTGCTTGTGCGAGGTGCTCACGATCCAATGCCTTCCGTTCTGCTCGCTTCCCATCCTGTTTCGTGCTTACGTCGGTCAACCACACAACCAAATCTGTGATTTCATCACCAAATTCTGCTCTCAATTCTGACTCTGTGACCTTGGTATCTTCCAACACATCATGCAAATATGCCGCGGCGATCATGGCATCGGTATGTGGCACCGAGCGCACAATTTCAGCGACCTCGATGGGATGCACGATATAAGGGGCATTCGTGTATTTGCGAACCTGGCCAACCGCTTTGTGTGCGGCATCAGCAAACAATCTTGCTTTGTATGTCTTATTGCTCATATCGTTCCGGCCCTCTCATTCTCTACACTATAAGTATAGCATATCCTGAGAAAGAGTCAAGGACTATTTTTCTATCTAAATGGTTGATTTATTTGAGGACTTGGATATTATACTCTTGGAATCCTTCGCGGGGGTGCTTTTCAAGCAGTTTGACATCGGCTAGGTAGCAAAATCGGGCAAATTCACTCTCAAAGGTTGCATCGTCGGCATACACGACTAACAGATCATCCTTAGCGGACTGATTCAAGGCAAGGCGCACCTGGATGATAGGCATTGGGCACACCATGCCTCGGCAATCCACCAGAAGGGAAAGATTAGCCATTGAGCAACGTCCGGGTGTCCTGTACTGTTTCTGTTGTGGTAGTCATTCTCTTCAGATCGGACAACTTCTTTTTTGCTACCGCCAAATCTCTCTCCCCCTGGGCAATGACGAGTTTTGCTGCGGCGACTTCACATTCGGCGTTATGAATTTCTTGAGTGGCCATCCTCTTCCTCCCACATGTCATATCCACGCTGCGCAGCCATCTGCTTTTGTTGTTGCTTCTTCTTTTGCTTGTCTCGGACCTCTTCTTCGGCTTGCTTGCGGAACTTGGTCTTCTGCGCTGGCTTTTCTAACTGTCTCGACTGGAACATATTCCCTCCTACAGGATTGTTGTTAGAATGCTATCGGCTAACCTATATTTGATGGCCTCTTCTGCGGTTAGCCACACATCAGAGGGATTCAATAACTTCTTTCGAACCGCATCAGTAATACCACAACGAGTTTTCAAGAGGTCATTCACTCGCGTTCGACACTCTTGTAATTCCTTCATCGAGGCGACGATCTCATGTTCCTTACCTTCCATGTCCGAATGGAATTGGTGCATCATGACCCCAGTATGTTTGGCCACGTATCGATGCCCTATCTCGCCGCATGAAAAAATCAATAGGGCCGCAGACATGATATTTCCGACCCCGACTGTGTAAATAGGAATGGTTGACGCTACCATAATATCCACTAAAGCGAAGGCGTTATATAAGTCACCCCCTCCCGAATTGAGATATAAGGTCAAATGGTCTGGGCGCTCAGTATTTGTGTGCTCAAACACAATCCACTGAATGGCTTTGCTGATATTCTCGTAACCAATTTCTCCAGTCAGAAAATGAGTATGATGGCCTAGGAGTCCTTGCCCAATCATATCTTGATCGGCTAAAGGCTCCTGAACAATTATGGTCGTGTCGCCTGAGTGGTCTGGTACAGCCACTTGTTCGACTGCTGCACTATCGGGTTTCTTTGTTCGTGCCACGGGTAGTTCCTCTCGCCAATGTAGGCTTCCTCAGATAGTTTGTTGCCGTGTAAAAACATTTCCGTTGTCGCCAAACTCGTCTCACTCCCCATTCTGTAATTGAGGGTATGTTGCATCGTGCACCCGAATTCTGGTGCTGCTGACTTCACCGCGGCAAAGAATTGTCTATCTGCCCCCCACTGCCCGTACCAATTGTGCCCTACCTTGACGGCTAACTCTCGCGGTATCGCAAAGCAACCGGTGTCGATATGATATCGCGTCCCGCCACTGAACGACACAGGCCAGTGCCCCAGGCTCTCGCAGTTGTCCGGACCTATAAATTCTCCGTTCGAACCAACGATGTTCCTGAGTGTGTATGCCCATTGGTATTTAGGATCAAGAAAAACTCGTTCAAACTCCTCGATATAATTGGGTTCTACATAGTTATCCTCATCAAGATAACACAAGACATCTTCATTGACCAGGAAGGATGCCGCGGCATACACGCGGTGCCCGTACCAACCCTTGCCGACATTCCTCGTAAGGATGTTTGTGTGCAATCGGCGATGGCTCGAACCAGAATGGAGAATGTCCTGGACTGCCGCCAAGTTCTCTACGCCGTCCACAAAGAGATAATGCTCACAGTCCTGATCTTGCAAGGACTCGATACATTTCCTCAAATCTTTGGAGCCGATTGTCGGGGTAATGACCGCAAATGATTTCATGGGAGTAATTGTTCTACCTGAAAGGTTGAAAGTTTACACATGAGTTGACCATCTGACGGCACAGAGTAGTAACCTTCCATATTCCAGAGCCATTTTGGTGTCTCAGGGTACTTCAAGACAAACGACCCATCACGGAGCCTGATTCGTTCGACCACAATTGTATCCATCATTACACCTTTACGGTTCCACCTGTGGTTTTTATTTTCTTCACTTTAGGCACTTCGACCACTTCAACCTTGGGCGCGACAGGCTCACTCTCTGCTAACACAAAGGGCATTGCGGGGAACGCTTCTTTCACTAACGAAGGGGTCAAGTAGGGAATCTCTAAATCCTTTTTGAAGCACTTCACCAGCAACTCGGCTTCTTCTTTATGCACGGCGCCGAGCAACGCATTGAGAATCCTGGCTTCCTTTACCACAGGCAATTTCACGGTGCGCTTGGGGTGCCCCACGATGAAAATATAGAGTCGGCGCATCTCATTGCTGAGATTGGAGTAACAGACGCCCGCAGGTTCCACGGCAGGCTTATAGTCTGGAATTTTGGTGATATCAAACGTGATCTTGGGGTTGAAACTATAATTGAGAAATTCGAGAAACCATCTGTTCGCACCATACTTTCGCAAGACGGAAAGACGATTTTCACGATTCTTCTGCTTACTAAATTCATCAAAAATCTCATTGAAAAGGACTGAGGCATAGTTCATGATGTTGATTCCTTCCTGTATGGACCGCGTTTCTTTCCTGTGAGTGTCTCGCTCTGCTTCGTGCAACTTTCTTTCGTTCTTGAAACTCCTAACATTCTGTTCCTCATACCAGCAACGACTTCCGGTGGTCTAGGAACACCCCTCTTAGAATCTCCAATTTTTCTTCGCGTGACAGTTGTAAGCACCCGGCCAGCGGTACCTTCACCGCCCTTGGTCATATTGTACTTAGGTTTGAAAATATCGATCAATAATGGTTCGGCAATCATCAAACCTGCCTCGTGATCCTCTCCCCAACAAAGAATTTCAAAAAGAAAATTATCAATCCCGTATTTTCGCATAGCGCAACACAAATGGTTGGTCAATTTGGTCCGTCTTGCGTGTCCTTTGTGCTGCTCCCATCGTTTCTCCGGAGGATGGGCTATTGTCTTGCCGATGTAAGACTTTCCATCGATCATATTGGTTATTTTATAAATGTGATACATCTAAAATTCCTCAACGGCTGCGGTCAAATCTCTCAACCCACTGGCAATCAAATACTTCATGAAATGTCCACGACCATGGGCTGTGGCGCCCTCATAGGCTTCTGCAATTTTTGCTTGGACTTCTGAGGGAATCTGCTTCAAATCAATGAGCGTTTCATTGCGCTTGAAGTTTCTCAGCATGTCGCCCGCAGTGCAGAATGTCTCAACAGGCATATTTATCCAGGTGATTATCTTCTTTTCCATAATCGGTTTCTGCCTGCCACCACTCACAAACACATCATCTGGTGAGAGGATATTGGGTACCCCATCACCATGGTCGCCGCGGATAATATGCTGTTTGAGTGTGACCTTTGGAAATTGATCGGTGATTTGCTTCTTGAGTAATGGGGAATACTGGTGGACATTGGGATGTACCATGCACTGAATGAAATCCTTATCACCAGAAATAATCATAACTTTGCTGTGCGGGCCGTGTACGTGAGAGAGATAGCCAATAATGTCATCTGCTTCGCACCCTTCCACCTCAAGAATTTTATACAAGAGGTTTGCTTTCAGTTCATCCTTGAGAACATCTAAACATGTAAAAATTGATTCCCAATTGAAAGGGGATTTGTCCCTATTTCTTTTTCTGTTTGCTTTGTAATAAGGGAAGTAATCTCGGCGCCAATAACTTTTGGAATCACAACACACAACAACCTCACCGTATTCTTTTTTGAATTTCTTGACATTCGACCTGAGACTGTTCAGAATCATGTGCCTTACCATATTCAGATCGGCGTCTTTTTGTTTGGTTGAAGCAAGAAAATCAAGTATGACGGCATACGATATCTGAGAAAAATCCACAAGCAACATAATTATATTTTCCTTTTGCAATTATCAAAGTGCCACCGCTTCATGTTACTAATACTTCCGTCTTTCTGACAATAAGGGCAGCTAATTCTAGGTTGTGAAATTCCTACACCAACTCCTTTTTGACGAACTGATTTCTCTTGATTCATTTCAGCACTATGTTTGGCTCCTTGAGCATTTTTCTTCCCTCTCATTCCAATGGAAATCTTTGATTTAGTGTTCATGTCATGAGGGTGTTTGCAGCCTAGCGCATAATGTTTGCCCATCGATCTGACAGTCAATTTATCTCGTTCTGAGGAATCTTCAAACCGTTTCTTTTGAGCGTCACCCATTTTCTTTCGAGTTACGCGGCCGTGTGAATAGCCCAGAACCCCATCACCACCATGAGTCATGTTATACTCAGGCTTCAGGACAGAAATCCAGTATGGTTCACGAGTATCTAATCCGATCTTTGGGTCCCAACCTTCTTCTAGAATCTCAAATTTGAAGTTGTTCGCGCCATGTTTCCTAATAGATCGGTGGAAGTGTGTCTCTGAATCCTGGTTTGAAGACATGCAATGCCGTTTCCACCGTTCTTCGGGTTTCTTGGTCGTGAAGCCGATGTAAGATTTCCCGTTGACCTGATTAGTCACTTGATAAATTGCGAACATGATTTATACCGTCACTCTTACGAGCAATGTCTCCTTATTCATGCGCCCGGTGACTTTGGCATTCTTGGTCGTGAGGGATTCAAAGAGGTTCTTGAGGACCACTTTTCCACCAGACAAGACTTGTGACAAGACTTCTTCGGGCTTGCGTAACTTCTTGGTGCGGGATTTTATCTTGGAGTAATTGAGAAACGCGCAGCCTTTGACACCCAAACCAGAGGCATCATCAGCAACATAGTGACTCAGCATACGGTTCTTTCGATTATACACCCAGACACCTTCGGCGCCTATCATGCGGGTGGGAGGCACAGACTTGATCTTGAGAGCCTTGTCTTCCAGGCAGAATTTGAGATATTTGACTTGTTGTTCTGGGGTCTTGAGTTTCTTCTTGCGGGGGGCTTTCTCTGATACTGATTCACCCATGATGGTCAACGTATCCGACACGATCTGGTCATAGAGGTCTGCCATCTTCTTCAATTGGGGAAGCGTATAGTTGCTATACCCTTCCTCGATCTGGGCATCGGTGCCAGCAATGGCGACTCGAAATTCATCACGGCATTTCTTGAAAAAATTGACAATGTTGGGGCCGTGCGCGCCCTTGACATCATTCTCTCGCATCAGTTGTAGGGTATTGGGGACAGTCTTAAAATCAGCGAGGATAAATTCATCAACCGCGCCTTCAAGCAGTCCAATACTCTTATTGGATTTCTCTTTCAATCGATCTTGTATGGAGATAGGTTTGATTGCGGGGATCATAGGTGGTACCTTGTGTTCAACCTCGATAGCTGCCATCTTCTTGAGCTTCTGGGCGAGCCATGCAACCGATTGACTATCCAATGTTGCTCCGCGAGTGAGCATCCGACACACAAACCCAACGGTGCTGACTTGCTGCTCAATCTGTTCTGTCTTGGCTTTAATCGCGTTTGCCTTGCAGTATTCCGCTAGGTATTTATAGGAGATTTCCTTCTCTTTGTTTTGAGAATACCAATTCAGCGCCAGAGTCATTTCCATCGAACTGAGTTCCATGAACCCATACGACGGTTCCTCTTTTGAGAGGAGTTGATTGACCCGCGATTCTGTTGATTGCCGTTTGATTTTCATAATAACCTTCCAATTGTACTGTCTATTTAGCGTTAGTCTAACACAGACACGCCAAGAAAGCAAGCACTCATTTCAGATCGGTAGATTAGTTCACCACACGCTTTTCGTGAGCGGCTAAATATCTCTCCGAGACAAGACGCACCAGTTCGAGGTCGCGGTACCCGAAGTTATCGGGGACATTGAGGCAAGTAACGAGTGTGGTCAAATCAACCTCAAAGAGCCTTTTATGAACTTCATCGGCTTGATCTTCTGTCATACAGACAAATTCATCCGCCCATTCCAACATTACTCTGTCCAATGGAACGAGAGCAAATTCTGGCACCAATCCCACAGCCCGTGTATTGTGATTCCAGGGTTCCTGAGAAAGAACAAAGGCGGCCGTAGGTGAGCGCAGCAATCCCGCCGAACAGACGCACACCACCCGCTTGTGTTTATGAAAATTCTGATAGCGATTCGTGGTATTGCCTAAGCGATTCATGAGGTAGGGGTCTCGATCTTCCATAATTATCCTTCTAGAGGCTCGTTGGATGCCCCGGCTTTGTAGACTTGTTCCAGTATTTCCATGATTCTGGCGATTCGTTCTTCGCGGCCGCAGGTACAAACATCCCTTGGCTTCTCATCATCACAGCACCCATGTTCGCACAGAGGACAGGAGTACCAACAATCATCATCATCATAATGACCGCCGGCAATCTCCTCTGCTATCGTGCGTAGGTTCATCCCTTCACACACAAAACTTGTCGCAACTGAGCAACAATTTTTACCAAATCCTTCTGGTTCTCCATGACAGAATCGATATTCTTGTAGGCCCCAGGCAATTCATCGATGATGCCTGCATCCTTTCGACACATGATCCCCGCAGTCTGAGCATACACGTCCTCTAAGGTAAAGGCTTTCTTCGCCTTGCCTCGTGACATGACACGACCTGCTCCATGTGAGCACGAACAGAACGATTCGCTATTTCCCAAGCCCTCAACGATATATGATCTGGTGCCCATCGATCCAGGAATAATGCCCATATCACCAACGCGAGCACGAACGGCTCCTTTGCGTGTAACAATAACATTTTCCCCATAATGATCCTCTCGTTCGGCATAATTGTGGTGACAATTCACCGTGAGTTCAGGAGTCACCACGGTGTTCTTGTCACAAAAAATGATTTCCGCAATTGAGCGCATGACCAACGCCATCATCACTTCGCGGTTCTTCATCGCATAACGCTGGGCCCACTGCAAGTCGCGCCAATACTCGTTGAATAACTCAGAACCATCGTGCAAGTATGCCAGGTTTGGGTCTACCAACTTGACCTGTTCCGCTTCCATCAACTTCTTGGCTTGATCGATATAGTAGTTCCCGATCTTGTTGCCAATACCGCGGGAACCAGAGTGCAACATGACCCAGACGTTTTCATCCAAGTCCAGACACACTTCAATGAAATGATTACCACCACCGAGCGTTCCCATCTGCTTGACCACCCGCATAGGATCATCCTGAATCTTCTCAGGCAACCACTCATACCCTACCATTTCAAACGGCACGGTCGCAGAATTGTGCATCTCGAATCCCACAGGGACCGCCTTGGAAATCGAGTCAAACAATCCTTGCAAGTTATCAGGTAAACGATTCGACTTGAACGGCATCTTCGCTGCCATCATACCACACCCAATATCAACTCCGACACAGGCAGGCACAATCGCACCCTTCGTTGCTACTACAGACCCTACCGTCGCCCCGATGCCATAGTGAACATCCGGCATGACTGCCACATGCTTAAAAATGAACGGCAAGCTGGCCGTATTCTTGAGTTGATCGAGCGCCGAGGATTCGACTTCGTGAATGGGGGACCAAATCTTAATTGGCGCGTAAGCCGACTGTAGGTTGTTGGCTGGCATGTTCTTGTTCCTTCAAAAAATTAACTAACTTCTCACGATCAGATTTGACCTGGGCATTATAAAGCGTTCTTCCATATTCCTCTAGCACTTCATCGGCTTCCTTGACTGTCTTGCCGGTTCCATCGCATTTCTCACACCCATGAGAATGGCCCATGTCACATTGATGATATCCGTCTCCGTCACAATCAGAGCAACTCCGTTCCTTGGACGCCGGAATTCCATGTTCGATTAAGTGTTGGGATGCTACCCAATCCTTATTCTGCAAATACCAGTATTGAAATTTGACAGGAGTGAACTCAAGAGAAAACATACTTTTTCCTCTTCCTATTGCAGTCCTCGGTGACCCACTTAACTTGTCGGTCTGACAGCAACGGACTCACGAATCCTGCCGCGCTCGAAAACAACAAGGTTCCTTCGACGGTGTGAACCTTCAGGTCTTGTTTTGTGCGGCTCCACTCCAAAATCATATCCAAATCTGAAACTGTTTCTGCCATACATTTCTCCTATTCGTAGTCGCGCACGATGATCCCGACAGGGAAAATTGGAATGCCATCATCGCTGAGCGTCTGATAGCGTACCGTCAATTCCTTACCCATGTAGTTCTTTCGATTCTTCCATTGCTCAATGCGGATTTCATCGGCACCTTTGCAACGGACATCGAATTCATTTCCACCCTTAGTTATGCAGCGGAAAATTGCCTTGCCTTCGTCCTTGCCTGTACCTTCTTTGCAGCCCGTGATCTTGAATTCATCATCCAAGAAATCCTTGTGCTTTTGGAGTTGGTTGTCGCGGTACTGAAAGTTGTACGCTTCATCCCCACCTGAGCGAATGATGGACCCTTCATACCCCGCGGCCGTGTATTCCCCATGTACCTTGTCAATGTCCTTCGGGGACATGATCTTGATAGTCTCCACCAACCGGAGGTAGTTCAATCCATTGGGGATATTCTGACGATACTTTATGTAGCGATCTGCAAACCCCAGTTTCTCGGTCGTCGGCCGATCATAGCACCAGAATTTCACATACTTCTTGAGTTGTTCAATCTCCGGACGCTTTTCATCCTTAATGAGAGACATCAATTGCTGGAAGGTGATTTCGCCATGATTATACATTTCACCATCAAGAATATCCCCATCCTTCATGAAGCCCAGAAACTCCTGCTCCATATAGAGGTTGAAATTCTTGTACTGCTTGGCTTTACGCGACCAGAAAGTGATTTTCCCGTTCTTCCGTTCCACCAGGCAGCGCACCCCATTGAGTTTGGGTTGGATGTAGGCTGGCCAAACGATGTACTTGGCTCGCTCTTTGTACTTCTGTGCCAACATCGGCAACAATTTCAATTCCACATTCGACTCACCTTCTGGCAATTTCTCAGTGTAGTTTGCGTCATGTTTTTTCTTCCATTTGGATTCTGCCTCAAGGCAGGCCTGCTCAAAGGGAGTCGTTTCGTTTGACTTCCCAATGTTCATACCCAAGCGGATTGTTTCAGGAGATTCCTGAATTTTACCGCTCAGTTGACCGTGCTTGACGAGGATTACCGCATCACCTTTGCAGGTATCTGACCCCGCGGTCACCTGAATACTCCATACCTTCGTAACGCCCTTTGAGGTCAAACCGTATAATGTAGGGAACTTTTTCGTCACGTTATTTCTCCTTGGTGAAAACATGATGGACATGGGAAAACAAATTGAGCACTTGCCTCTTGGCAACCGCCAA